GCCGCCAGTGGCGGCTGAGCAGCCGCCAGCGCCTGCTGCGCCGAGAACCCCTCCTGCAGGCTGACCCTAGAATCGTGAGGATGGAGGAGTGCACATGAGCGACGGTCTTCTGCAGACCCGGGCAATGTTCGCGCCCGAGACGATCAACGTCGAGGAGCGGACCGTTGAGCTGGTCTGGTCGACCGGCGCCCAGGTGAAGCGCGCCAGCTGGTCGCGCGGCGACTACATCGAGGAGCTGAGCATGGCGCCCGGCGCCGTGCGAATGGAGCGACTGAACAAAGGAGCTCCGCTGCTCGATGCGCACGACTCCTTCTCGCTGCGCAGCCAGATTGGCGTGGTGCAGCGTGCATGGCTGGACGGGAACGAGGGCCGCGCCCTGGTGAAGTTCAGCCGGCGTGATGACGTGGAGCCCATCTTCCAGGATGTGCAAGACGGCATCTACCGCAACGTCAGCGTGGGCTACAAGGTCCACAAGACGGAGCGCGACGAGACTGGCGCTGTGCCGGTCGAGCGCGCTGTGGACTGGGAGCCCTATGAGCTCTCGCTGGTCCCCATCCCGGCTGATGCCGGGGCCCAGGTGCGCTCAGAAGAGCCCACCCCCACCCAACTCCAACAGGAGCCATCCATGGATGAACTGAACCAGGGGGCGCTGGCCGCTGAGGCTGCGCCCGAGACCCGTGCTGCTGCCCCCGTGGCACCCGCTGCGCCGATGGTGAACGCCGACGAGGTGCGCGCTGAAGAGCGTCGCCGCGTCGCCAACATCCTCGACGCCGCCCGCAAACTGAAAGTCAGCGATGAGCTGGCGCAAAAGCTGATCGCCGATGGCGTGGCGCTTGACGAGGCCCGCCTGCAGCTGATCGACGCCAAGGCCCAGGACGAACTGCGCACCCCCGCGCAGTCCCGCATCGAGGTCACCCAGGACCACGGCCAGAAGCGCTTCGAGGCCAAGCTCGACTACCTCAAGTTCCGCGCCAACCTTGGCGAGCTGACCGACGGCGGCGCCCGGGAGTACCGGGGCAGCACGCTGCTCGACATGGCCCGCGAGTCCCTGGAGCTGGCCGGCATCAACGCCCGCGGGATGGACAAGAGCGAGATCGCCATCCGTGCGTTCCACTCCACCAGCGACTTCCCGCTGCTGATGGCCTCCATCCAGCGCGTGACGCTGAAGGCTGCCTACGCCGAGGAGCAGCAGACCTGGGCTCCCCTGGCGGAGCAGCGCAACCTGCCTGATTTCCGCGAAATGAAGGAGATCGAGGTGGGCGGCCAGATGCTGCCTGAGGAGATCAAGGAAGGCGGCGAGTACAAGACCGGCACTATCCAGGAGCAGCAGGGTTCCTGGAGCCTCACCGAGTACGGCAAGAAGCTGGTGATCGGCCGTCGCCTGATCATCAACGACAACCTGGGTTACATCACCCGTGCCGTGCAGGTGCTCGCCCGTGGCGTCGCCACCTTCGAGGCGAACCAGATGTGGGGGCTGATCACTGGCAACGCCAAGTGCATGAGCGACGGTGTGGCGCTGTTCGCAGCCGGCCACAACAACACCGGCAGTGGCATCATCGGTGAGACCGCGATCTCGGAAGCGCGTCAGAAGATGCGCAACCAGAAGGACTTCACCGGCAAGAACCCGCTGTATGTGGTGCCGCAGTACATCCTGCTGCCTACCACCCTGGAGACCGCGTTCGACAAGTTCAACGCCACCATCACGCCCAACCAGACCAGCAGCGTCAACATCTTCTCGGGCTACCTGCAGAAGATCGTCGAGCCTCGCCTGGACGCCTCCAGCACCGCGCAGTACTACATCGTGGGCAACTACCCCGGTGTGACGAAGCTGATCTACGGCTACCTCGAAGGCGAGGCCGGCCCGACCATCGAGTCGGAGATCAAGCGCGATCCTGATGGCATCGTGACCTACCTGCGCCACGACTTCGGTTGCGCTGTGGGTCAGCACCAGGGCTTCTACCGCTCGACCGGCGCTTGAGCCGGATCCCCTTCCATCCCTTCTGAGGATTGATCCATGAAGAACTACGTTCAAGAGGGCAAGTACGTCGAGGTGGCGATGCCCTACGCCCGCCTGTCGGGCGAGGGTGTTCAGGTTGGCGCTGGCCTCTTCGGCGTGTGTGTGGTGGATGGCGCTTCTGGCGCCTCCATCAACATTCACACCGAGGGCGTGTACGACCTGACCGCCGCCACCGGCGCCAGCACCGACGCCGCTGTGGGCGCCCTGGCCTATTGGGACAACACCAACAAGCGCATCACGCCGGTGGCATCCACCAACCTGGCTGTGGGCGTGTTTTTGGCGGCCAAGGCCACTGCTGACGCAGTGGCGCGCGTGCGTCTCAGCTGATGCTGAACGACCTGGCCAACCGTGCGCTTAACGCGGTGGTGCGGACCATGGGCGAACGCGAGCCTGTGGTCTACCGCCAGCGCGGCGAAGCGCACGAGGTCAGGGGCGTCTTCCAGGCCGGCCATGTCGGCCTGGATCCCGAAACCGGTGTGCAGGTCCGCTCGACTCAGCCCGTGCTGCTGATCAGTCAGGCGGACCTGCCCATCAAGCCGAAACAAGGCGATGAGGTTGATGTGCGTGGCGTCACCTATCTGGTGCGCGACCCGCAGCCTGATGGGCACCAAGGAGTGCTGCTGATGCTCCATCGCACGAGCAACCGATGATCAGCCCAGCGCGGCGCGACATCACGATCAACCAGCGGGCGACCTTTCGGCAGCGGATGCGGCTGAAGGCCGACGGGCAACCGATCAACGCGACGGGCTACCAGCTGGTGGCGCAGGTGTGGGACCGTCGGCGGACGACGAAATACGCCGACCTGACCGTGAGCTGGATCGACCAGGCGGCTGGTCTGTTTGAGCTGGTGCTGCAGTATCCCGGCACTACGACGGTGGTGAAGGATGGCGTCTGGGACCTGCTGGTGATCGAGCCCGGCGGAGACCGCTACTACTGGCTTGAAGGATCCGCCTATCTGGACCCTGGGCACTCTGCGCCGGTGACGCCATGAGCGCACGGGTTGCTGTCGAAGTAATCCAGGCCTCGCCCGTCACGGTGGAGGTCGTCGAGGACGGCGGCATCCTGGTGGTGGAGATTGACCGGTCGAGTGAGACCGAGGTGGTCGAGCTGATTCACCCGGGGCCGCAAGGGCCGGCATCGGCGTTCTACGTCCACAACCAACCAGTGGCGGCGGACACATGGCTGATCAATCACAACCTGGGATTCCGACCCAGCGTCGCGGTCTACGACAGCGGCAGCCAAAAGGTCGAGGCTGACGTCTCGCATCCCAGCGTCAACACCGCGTCTATCGTATTTGCAGTCCCGATTGCCGGCTTTGCGAGGCTGAACTGAGATGCCCAAGAAGATCTTCACCGACTTTGATTTCCAGTCGGTCTCCAAGGTCATCAACCTGCCGTCTCCCAGCAACGCTGGCGATGCTGCGCCAAAGTCCTACGTCGACAGTTTGGTCGAGGGCCTTGCCTGGAAGGACGGTTGCCGGGTCGCCACGCAAGCCAACCTGAACCTGACAAGCCCAGGCGCCACGATCGACGGCGTCACGATGGCGTCGCAGGATCGCGTGCTGGTGCGGGCGCAGAGCACAGCTTCCCAGAACGGCATCTACATCTGGAACGGCGCTGCGGTCGCCATGACCAGGGCGCTGGACGCCAGCACCTTCGCGGAGCTGGAGCAGGCCGTCACGACGGTCGAGGAAGGCACCAGCGCCGGCACGAGCTACCGCCAGGATCAGATCAACGGCACGATCGACAGCAGCAACGTCAGCTGGGTCACCTTCGGCACTTCGGCTCCGGCGGCATCTGAGACGACCGCCGGCATTGCCGAGATCGCCACGCAGGCCGAGGTCAACACCGGCACTGACGACCTGCGGTTCATCACCCCGCTCAAGCTCGCCAGCTGGAGCGGTCGGATCAAGAAGTTCGCGGTCAGCATTGGCGACGGCACGAACACCAGCTACACGGTGACGCACAACCTCGCCACGCTGGACGTTCACGTCACGGTGTTCAACAACAGCACCGGCGAGGAAGTGATCACCGACGTAACCCACGCCACCACGAACACTCTCACCATCGTGTTCGCCACCGCGCCTACCTCTAACGCTTACCGCGTCGTTGTGGTTGGCTGATGACCCGCGATCTACTGACAGGCGCGAATCTTCGTGGTCCGCTTCAGCTAAGTGGCTCTGCTGGTACGTCCGGTCAGGTGCTGCTTTCAGCTGGCGCTGGCGCAATCCCGACATGGGGCTCGGCGCCAGCTGCCGGCGCTGGAGGCAGCACGGGCCAGGTGCAGTACAACAACGCTGGCACACTGGCTGGCGCTGGCGATGTGACCATTCACGACGGTGACCTTGTTCTCGCTGACAATGTCACAGTTACGCCGCCAACGTCAGGCGTAAAGATCACCTCGCAGTCCATCGCTGGGCGATCTTCACCGGTCTTTAAGAACAGCACTACATCTGCTGCGGCTGCGCTGCAGCCAACATTGTCTCAAAACCGGGTGATGCTGTGGTCGGGCGTATGCGGATCAAACGCTCCTGCCACCATGAGCACCGCCACGCTGACCGCAACAGGCACTGCAACATCCGCCAACGTCGCCACAACCAACAGGCAGACGCGAACGCAGCGTGTTGAGTATCTCGTTACGACCGCATCAACCTCAGCGGTTGCTGGCTGGCGCTACCCAAACCTCGGCTGGACTGTTGGCGGCGCCGCAGCGGATGAAGGTGGCTTCTTCTTCGTCTGCCGCTGGGGACCAGCCACTGGCGTGGCAACAACCACGAACCGCGCCTTCGTCGGTATGGCCAACGTCACCAATGCTCCGACCGACGTTGAGCCGAGCACCATCACCAACATCATCGGCATGGGCTGGGACGCAGCAGACGCCAACATCCAGATCATGCACCGGGGCACTGCTGCAATCACCAAGGTCAACCTCGGCGCCAGCTTCCCCGTGCCAACAACAGACCGCACCAAGGC